GCTAAAGAGACTGATGATGGTCTTGGAGAAATTGAAAAAAGATTTGAAGCTTTAGATACTTCAATTGATTACATTAATAAAAGTCTTGATGCTGAAAACACAGGAGTAATAGCTAAGATAAATTCTTTAAGCTCACTAACCTCTCAACTTGAAGGACTTAGAATTGCTGTTAGAGAATTAGAAAAAGACGTAGCTAAACTAGAAGATGAAAATAGTAATCCTCTAGTTAACTAATAGTAGAATTTAAAGCGTCTAATTCATTCTCAATATCTCGATGGATGTCAAATATTTTTTGTCTTCCTTCTCTAATTATAGTTTGTACTATTGTTAAATCTTTACCTTTAAATACTTTACTTGCATCTTCAATAGGAAGGCCTCCTACTTCTGTAACTAAATTTCCTTTTGTATCAAATAAAACTCGAAACGATAATATGTTCGCTTCCTTTGCTTTCATATTTATATCTCCGTAAAATTAATCCCTTCTTGCTTGCCTCTAAGACCTGCCTTCATGTATGCAGTCGCTCTACCTTCAAAGAAGTTTTGGTGTTCAACACCTAATACTTCATCAAGCCAAGGTAAAGGATTCTCTCGCTGATCAAAGTTAGTCTTTAAACCTAACTGTAGTAATCTTCTATCAGCAATGTATCTATTGTACGCATACATATCTTTTTTAGTAAGTCCTGGCATATCGCCCATTTCAAAAACGAGGTCGAGGAACTTGTCCTCTAACTCAACCATTTCTCTACATATTTGGTAGAGTTCTTTTTTAAATTTATCCGTCCATATCTCTATGTTTTCTTGGATAAACTCTCTAAATAATTGTGTCATAGCTTCAACGTGTAATGATTCATCACGTATAGAATATGTAACTATCTGACCCATACCCTTCATCTTTCCAAATCTAGGAAAGTTTAATAAGATTGCAAAGCTACTAAACAATTGTAGTCCTTCTGTAAATCCTGAATAAACTGCTAAAGTTTTTGCAATAGCTTTCTTGTCTCTTATAGTAGGTTTAAAATCTTTTATATAATCGTGTTTGTCGGCCATCTCTTCGTATTCTGAAAAGGCTTTGTATTCTATTTCAGGCATACCTACTGTATCTAAAAGTAAACTATACGCATGTTGATGTATTGATTCCATGTTTGCAAAAGCACACATCATCATCCTCGCTTCAGGTTTCTTGAATATTCTCATATACTTATCTATATAACCTGAACCAACGTCTACATCTGATTGAGTAAACAATCTAAATATTTGTGTCAATAAATTCTTTTCTTCATCACTAAGTTCTTGCCAATCTTTTACGTCTGTATGCAAAGGCACAGACTCAGGTAACCAATGCATTTGATTTTGTTCTACATACTTATCAAACATCCAAGGATGATCAAAGGGTTTGTAGTAATCTCTATTGCTTAATAAGCTCATTCTCTTCCTCCACTTGTTCAGCATACTTTTTAAGTAGCCATTCGTTAAATTCTTTTTTATATTCTTCTTCAGTTAATTTTATCGCACCAAAAGCTGAGTTTTCGTCACAATGGTCTAACCACATACGACTGCAAAAACTTTTAAAAGTATTCTTCATCCTTCACAACTTAAACATTCAACATCTTCTAGCTTAATCCTGGGTATCTTAACATTTACATTTTCAGCATTTCTAGCTGCATCTGATCTAAAGTAATACAAAGATTTAAGTTTATTCATAGCGTACCAATGAACATCATTTACATACTGTAAGTAATCGTTATGTACTTCTTGAGGTTCTGTGGCTTTCGGCATCGTAAAGAAAAGATTAACGCTTTGGCTTTGACAAATGTAATCCTGTCTCATGTGAGCGTGTTCAACTAAATAGATTTGATTTATCTCAGGTGCAGTTTTAAATATTTCTTTCTCTTGGTCAGTTAATATATCAAGTTCTTGTACTGATCCTTTAGCACCTGTAATATCTTTCCATATTTTTTCTCTTTCCTCTACATTCAATCCTTTCTTTTTAAGTAGCCTCTCTAAAAATCTATTTCGTACTTGGTACGAACCTGAGAGAGTTTTGTGCGTATATACGTTAGCACGATATGGCTCAATACTAGGGGAAGTACCACCACATATAATAGAACTACTGGCATTAGGAGCAACAGCCAAAAGATGAGAGTTGCGATGCCCACTAGAATGTATATCAGGAGCTTCACCACGTTCTTCGGCAAGTCTTCGGGTAGCTTCCACCGCCCTATCTTTGATGTGCGAAAACATGATATGGTTGTTGCTAGTTGATTGTAAACCTTGGAAGGGTAAGTTTTTACTTTGGAGAAAAGCGTGAAAGCCCATCGCTCCAAGACCCAACGACCTCTCCCTATAAGCTGAATAAGCTGCTTTAACCATTCCTTCTTTTTCTTCTTTAACATAATTTTTAAACCTCTTAAAGTTTGCATTGTATCCACCTAATAAAGAAGTGTCTACAATTGCTTCGATAAAATGTTCCAACACATTATCAAGCATAGTTATTAAATCGTCTATGAACTGTTCATCTTTTTTCCATTTGTCAAAGTGTTCTAAATTGACACTAGATAAACAACACACAGCCGTCCTTTCTTCATTAGTGGGTAATACTATTTCAGAACATAAGTTACTTTGGTTTACTCTTAAACCTAAATCTTTTTGTCCCTGTGGTAAGAACTCATTACATCTGTCAATGTTGACCATGTAAGGCTCACCTGTTTCTGCTCTAGCATTTAGCATCTGCCACCATAAATCCCTAGCACTTACTGTTTTAACAGCTTCATTAGACTTGGGATCAATTAACCTCCACTCCTCGTCATTTCTAACGGCCTCTAAAAACTCATCAGTTATATTAACTGCATTGTGAATATTCAAACATTTTCTATTTATATCTCCACCTGACTCTTTACGCATGTTAATAAACTCTTCAATCTCAGGATGTGATATATCAGAGTAAGCTGCATAACTACCTCTCCTGGTTGTGCCTTGATTGAAAGCTAACATTTCAGAATCAACAACGTGCATAAAAGGTATTGATCCTGTAGACCTAGAGCCTTGTCTAGTAGAAACACCATTACTTCTTACATCTCCCCAATAACCACCAATGCCACCGCCTGAACTAGCTAACCAAATGTTTTCATCATAATGAGAAGACAATCCTCGTCTACTATCAGGAACATAGTTTAGAAAACAACTAATAGGTAAGCCTCTAGTTGTTCCTCCGTTGCTTAATATAGGAGTACTGAACATAAACCACAAATCAGAAGAGTATTGGTAAAGTCTTTGAGCCAAGTCAAAGTCAGTCTCTCCTTTATATGTTGCACCAAATACACTAGCTCTAGCTAAAGCTTCTTGTGCATGTGTTTCATTTTCCCAAAAGTACCTATCCTTTAATGTATCTAAACTAAACTTATCTAATTTCTTTTCCTTGTCGTAGTTTATTACTATTCCTAAGTAAGGCTTCGTGCCTATCTTATCTTCAATCATCCGTGTCTCCTAAATATATAGCTATTATTGCGTAATGAATAATCTTTAATAAATCTTCTTGTTTGTTTGATCCATCTTTCTTACCACATCTCATAGCATACTTCATAATGTTACCCATACAGAATCCTTCTCCGTGTCCTGAGTCTATTATCATATCAGTTGCTTGGTACTTACCACCTGCATAATGTCTCTCATACGTATTATCTACATACTTTTCTATCTGTTGCAATATATTATCTTCATTAAACTTGTAACTCACTACTTACCTCCTTTACTAAAGTCACTCTTAGACTTAGATGAATTAGTGTATAGTCCAAACCATGCAGCTCCTGCTCCGACTACAATAGATATTAAACCTGATTGTTCAAAAGTAGGATTAGATAAATCCATAAACCAAAAGGTTGTGTAGTATAGAAGATATACATACACACCTAAGAATGCTCTTGGAATAATCCTCCAACTATCAACTGCTTCTGCAATAAATATTAACCTCTGATAAGGGTTATCATTCTTCTCATCTTCTAGTTCTCTTATTTTATCTTTCAACGCTGACTTTTCTTGTAAAAGTTCCATGAATTTATTAAGATCAATCTCGACCTCGTTTCTATCCATGTCGCCACCAAACCTTCCTGGTGGATAATTTTCATTACTCATATTATTTCTCCTTTAATGTATAACTTCATCTATAGGTATCCCTGTTAAACGATACTCTAGTTCTGCTTCTGATAACTCTACTAACTTTCTAATAACGTCTGTGTCTACTTCCTCTAAAGTATGTCCTGAGAAAAAAAAACTTCCTGTTACTAAGATTAATTCTTCTAAGTCTATAACTACAAGATCAATATTTTTAGTCATGTTCTAAATCTTGTACAGTTATACTTGTTATTGTTCTATCTTTTTTTAATAGTTTCTTAATGCCTTGTTCAAACCACCGTAAAGTATATG